GCACGTTCGGGACCATTTCGATAACCTTTTGAGTTCCTTCACCGTCCAATACCAAAAGAGATTCAGTCTTCTCTCCTCTCATCACCGAAGTTAAATATTGCAATACTTCTTCTTGTGTTGCTATCTTCTCAGATTCGAGTTTAGCGAGTCGTTCGTCTATATAAGATTTTATGCCAACATTTGCCAACAATTTATGCGATTGACTTCTAGCGTAATTTGCTGAATAACCTGCATTTATAGCCGATTGTTCGATATTTCCACTGATGATGTACTCATCAGCGAATTTCTTTTGTTTTAATGTTAGTTTTGCCAATTTTCCACCACCTCCATAAAAAAAAGCGTTGATAAGTAATCAACGCAAAATTTAAAGAAATAATAAGACTCGAACTCACTAAGTCCTATACCAATTAGCTATATTCCATCACATACACAAAACTAGCAACCGTTGTAACTAAACAAAAAATAAGGAAATTTAATACACAATTTTAGGAGTTTTCGATATCAGATAATTAATAAACAAAAAAGTAGTACGATTGCTAGTTTTCTATATGTATCAATGGTTTAGGGAGGAGAAAATTATTAAAAACCTCCCTATTCCACACTATTATTATAATTCTTCTTATTACTATCTACCTTTTAATTTTCTATTTTCTTACTTCTTCCTTTCCACTTTCTCCTTTGCTTTACTTTGTTAACTCTCCCAAATCAAGTAATAATTCATCAATTCCAACGCCACCCTCATACACTAGAAGAGAACCACATTCAAAGCATTCAGCAAAAAATAACAATCCTTTTTCCAGCTCTCTATAAAACTCAGACTCTGAAATATCAAGATTTACATAAATAGCAATATCACTATCAAAATTCTTGCAATATTTCATGATAAGCAACTGTCTTAAATAAGCATTACTCATTCTATTAATTGCTCTTTCAATATCCTCAACCATTTTCTGAGCCGTTAATTTTCTTTCAATATGCTTTTCCAAAGATTTGTTTACTACCCCAGTATACGAACGCGGCTCAAATGAATACGTTGCTGTTACTTTTGAGATATATTCTTCACCGGATATTTTTTTCAACTGCTTGTAAGCAGATAACATCATAACAACTTTTTCTTTCGTCGCTCTTTTATCTAATTTTCTAACCAAAATTGTAGCCACTCCCCTATCTAAATGGTATAATTAAGTTAATCTGATTTGTTGCCACTTTCGTAAGGGAGTGGTCTTTTTTTATTTTTCTAGCTTAATTTTACAATAGGCGTTTTTTAACTAACCCTTCTAGTTTATCGATTTGAAATCCACTAAATGCAAAATCAAAGCTATTGTTTCTTGTTACTACTGGTAATCTTTGAAACCCATGCATTTTTACAAGTTCTAATGCTTCTTCATTCTCTTCCACATTAATTTCTTCAAATTCCACATTGTTTGCTTTTTAAAAATTCCTTTGTCATTTCACACTGCACACATTTCGGTTGACTATATACTTTAATCATTGTTTTCACTCCTTTACATCAATTGTTGGGTCAATTTTATCAGTAATTGTAGAATACTCAGCTTGTGAGAAGTTAGAAATCTCATCTAACATTGATTGAAACCTCATCACAAAATCATCATATTCAATCACGTCATCTCGAATTACTTTTCCATTAACAATGGAAATATATTGTTCAAACTCCATACCACATTCACTAGCATAGATATTAAAATCAATGTTATATTTTTTACTATGACTAGTTAACAATTCACCGACGTCTATATACCAGGCTTGCTGTATTTCAAGATTAATATAGCAAAGCTCTAGATGATAATCTTCAAAAGTAATTTTTTTATCTTCAAAAAAGAAACGTCGACTATTTCTTAAATAACATTCTTGATTTTTCAATATTTTAATAGTGTATTCATCATAACTTTCTTCAAAAATAGCTTCGCTTGCTTTTCGACTAAAATTTTTCTCACGAGTCAATATTGCAACTTCATTTTTAAAAAAGTCTAAAATATCTTGTTTCTTACCTCGAATTTTCATCCAACCACTACACCAATTTGGCATCTAATCCACCTCCACGTATAATCGAATAATCTCATCACCGAACAACTCGATAGCACGTTCTGCATCTGCTTCGTTTTTGAAGATACCCAACAATTCAAATATTCCAATTCGACAAAACCAATCAATTTTAAATTTTTGTTCTTCAAAGTTAAAAAAGATATAATATTTTTTTTCATTAATTGTTGGTTTCCAATCGCCATTGCACTTATCACGAAACTGCTTGAATCTCATTAGCAACTCACGTTTGTAACGTTCTCTTTCCGCTTCTTTTCTAGTTTTAAATACATTTCCTTGTGACAAAGCATCATGGTCAAAGGCGTAATTTTGCCACAAGCCATCTACAACATTTCCAGCGTCGGTCAATAAAAAATATTTATCGCCGTGTTCAAAGGGAAATCCTAACTCTTTCTGTTTCTCAACTTCCAACTCTTTCAGTAATTCTATTTTTCTGTTTTCTAGTCCTTTAATTTCATTTTCTAACTCTTCAACTCTACTCATCTTCAAACCTCCAGCTTACGTTTCAATGCTTTAAATTTATTTTTATCTTTCATTCTTCCATCATTCCTTTCAGAGATTTTGGTAACTCGTTTACAAAATATACACGATCATCCACACTAATTCCCCATTGAGATGTGTCATCTACCATATTCATTGGAGTAATCATCTTGATTTCATTAAGATTAATAAACATAATCCCAAATCTTTTATCGTTTATTTTGGCAAATAACACCGTTTTTTCTTGTCTTTCTTCCTTTTCTTCTTTGCCAATTAGTTCTTCTACAGATATTCCAGCTACAAACGCAATACGTTTCAAATTTGATATTTTAGGGGTCATCTTATCATTCTCCCAGTTACATACAGTCGATGTAGCTGTATTTAACAAATCAGCAAATTCCCCTTGCGTCATTCTTAATTCTGCCCGCAATATTCTAATACGTTTACCTATAGTCATTTCATATCACCTCATTTTTCAATCTTTTTCTTCAAACCAATCAAGACCGGTTTCTTGTTTAATCATTTCTAAAATATCTGTATATCTTACGTACTTATCAGCCATACAAGCTAGTTGATACTCTACTTTCTCTTTTACGTCAGTTAAACGTTTTTTACCAAATCCGTAATCGTCATGTAGCACTTTTAAAAATCCTGCCGCAATTGTGTTAAGGACAATACCTGTTATCTCCATCTCACGATCATAATCACGTTTAACTGGTTTGCTTTGAAATTTCTTAACTTGTTTTTTAGTTAACTTCATCAATAAGTCCCCCAGCTATTACGGGCTTTTCTGTTATATCTTTTAGTATTCGCATCATACATAGAATGCTTGACTATCTCTCCAGTTTTCTTATTTCGTACTCGTTTAATTCCATCTACTATCACGTATTCAATGTTCTTAAATACAGGTTTTTCATACTTATTATCCATATAATTTCCTCAACAATTCCAGAATCTTTTCAGGAGTTTCTTTAACGTAATACACTTGTCCTGAAGTCATTTCAACAATCGAACCATCTTTACCCTTATCTTTCACTGCTACAATATAATCTCCATTAACAAATACGTTAGCATCTTCAAATTTCAACTGCAGGCTAATATACCCACCTTTGATAAAACTAGAATGGTAAGTCATCATCCGTAACCTCCAATCCACCAAAGCTTGTATAATCGTTAAATTGAGGTTGGTCATTGCTTTGTTTCTTCTCTAAGAAACTAAAACTATCAGCTACAACTTCCGTCACATAAACGGTTTGTCCTTGTTGATTAGTGTATTTTCTTGTTTGAATTCTTCCCTCAATGCCAATCATCATGCCTTTTTTGCCGTATTTTTCTAGCGTTTCAGCACTTTTGCCCCACAACTGACAATTAATAAAATCAGTAATTTTCTCACCGTTTTGAGCAAATTTTCGCTCCACCGCTAAGCTAAATGAGCATACACTTTTACCCGTTTGCGTAACTTTCAACTCGATATCCTTTGTAATTCTTCCGGCTAATACAACGTTGTTTATCATTTTTCATCTCTCCTAAATATTTTTTGTATTCATGAATATCACTTTTTTCAAGAGTGCTTACTCGTTCCATTTCTTTCATCGCTTGTTCTAACAATGGTTTAACGCCCTCTTGTTGTTCTTTAATGGTTTTAGGTATGTAATAGCCACCCTCGCCGTATCTAGTCCCAATAATCGGGATATTGTATTTCATCACTAATCCACGTACAATACGCCTAATGTCTCGAGCATCTTTTTTCATCTTAGATTCCAGTGTCTTTGTCGTGATTGCATTGTTAGCCCCAACTGGAATTAATCTCAACAAATGCAATTCATAATCTTTCATCTCGTACATTTCACTCATAAATCCACTTCCCCCCTCGCTTCTTCACTGTTTTTAGCTGTTTTTTGAATTTGTACTCAAACATTTTCTGTTTTAGTCTGAATACATCCGTCTTCATACCTTTCACATCAACATAAATTTTCTCGCCGTTATTCTCGTATATGATAAAGTCCACCACGTAAAATATCGGTCGTACTTTCATTCCAGTTGATGGTCTAGTGTAGCCCTCTTGCAATAGCAATCGTGTCTGTCGCTCAAATCCTAGAATAAGCTTGCTCTTTTGCAATAGTTTCAAGTGGCAGTAGTATTCTGCCTCTACCTTGCTATCGAACGTAATACCGTCAATTTCGGTTTTCTTGTTACGGTATTTTGATTGAGATAGTCGTATCATTTAGATCCACTCCTTAAAGCACTAAGTTTCTCTCGTAATTTCTGCTCTTCTTCAGGACTCAGCTTTGTTTCTTTCGTTTCGTTTTGATTTTTAAATCTATCAGGCATTGGAGCTACTCTGCCAGTTCGAGGATAGATACTTGTTTTTTTATCAAACGATCTAATGTGTTGAACTCTTTCTGCCATAGCTTTTTCTAAGGTATCAACACCTTTGTCAACCCAGCTTTGCATAATACTTTTTGCATAACTGTATTTCTTATTTCGCTCTAACGTTCGTTTAAGTGCCTCTAGTACTAACTCATGTCCGATATCTTGTATCCAGTGCTGCATATCTTCTTGAACAAATGGAGCAAGTATTCCAAAATTCTTTTGATAAAATTCAAAAACATTTTCTGCTTGTATGTCGTCACGGGCAGAAGAATTTTCTATACCCATTTCTTGTTCAAGACCACTACTACTTTGTTTAGTTTCGTTTAGTTTAGTTTTGTTTAGTTTAGTTAATGGTGTACTGCTTGTAGTACTACTCGTATTACTACTTGCTATATCAGTTGTATCATCTTGTTTACATTCTCTTGATACTACTTGCGTACTCGTATTTTTAAAAACCTCATTTCTCCCCGTCGTATCGCAATTTTCAAGTGTACTCTCATTTACATTAGAGTTACTTTTTCGTGTACTGCTTGTATTACTACTTGTTACCTCACTATATGAGTTCGACGTACTGCTCATTGACGAATTTTCCTCGTATAATTTGAAGAGTTTATAGGTTCCAGCTTGAGTTCCGTTACTCTTAAATTCAATGTAACCTTTGTTTATTAATGCTCTTCTAGCTTTTTGAACTCCAGCTCTGCTTAAACATGTAAAAGTTTCTAATACTGATAAAGCTACAGTAAATTCTTCTAACCAACCGCATTTATTATTAAGTGTTATTAACGCTTGCAGTAACATAAATTGTCCTGGCGGTAGGGGTGTTATCAACTGTTGGTCGCCAACCGTTTTTACTTGCCAAGCCAAGTTCATGTCTGTTCTTTTAGGTTTCGTACTCATGTTTATTTCCTTTCTAGCCAATTTTCAACTCTAATATCTGTTCAATATTCAACTTAATTGGCACTATATGATATTTATCCATCATTGCTTGAAGCCCTATAGTGTGCCGTTCAGTATGATGTTCTCTGCATAGGCAGAAATAGAACCTATTTGCATGATTGATTTTTTTACGGTTATTACCCATTCCTACTGCATCAACATGATCTACATCCGCATGTTGCTTCCCACAAACGAAGCATGTTCTAAACTTCAAGAATAAGTAGTTCAATCTTACTAAATCAGCCGATTGTTGAAATTCTTTGAAATGAAATGGGATATCGTTTTGGAAGCAAAATTCGATTAATAATTCAATCATTTGATTTGCTTCCGTAATACTTGCTCCATTTAATGCAAGGCTTATTGTTTCCGTTCCGTAATAAGCACTGTAATAATTCTTAAATAAATCTTTGACCCACTCAGGCGGATAGCCTGTATAATCGCTTATATCCCTAAATAACGCATAGATAAATTTTTGTTGCTTAGGAGTTATGCTCCTATCATCAATCACTTGTACTAATACTTTGATAAATCCTGTATCGCTTTTTCGTTTAGCTCCCTCAATATCAAACTGTTCTTCTAATCTGATTTGAATATCGTGGTTACAGGTACTTGCTATAAATCCGTCATATTTCATTAGAAAATATCATCTACTAGAGATGGCTTACCGACTAATTCAATTCCTGTATCAGTCAAGAATTGTTTGAATAGAGATTTTTGTTTATCATTCATACGTAACATAACTGCCCAAATATCTCCTTTTTCGTCGATTTCTGCCGTTTCTGCAATTTTCTCTACTGGTTGAGGTGTTTGTGCCTCTTTTGTTTTTGTCGCTTCATTCGCTTGAATTTGTACTAAATAATTGACTCTTTCCATCGCTTCACTTAAGCTCATTGTTTTCTGCCAATCTAGCAATAATTCTGGTGCAATCCCTTTTGATTGGCAGTACTTTTCAAATACTTCTTTATCGTTTTGAGATTTCTTATATTCTTCTTCAAGTCTGATTACTTCACTCTCAATCACTTCAAATACTGATTTTTTAGTTAATTTTCTTGAATATGTTTTCGGGTCAATCATTGAGATATCAATATCTTCACTAGCCAATCTACTGTACTCATTAATTGCTTCTTTAGCCCATTCCGTTTTTGCATACTCAATACCATCATTTAAGTAATTTTTAGATCGCTCAAACAATCGTTTTAACGAACGTTTTTTACTTACTAACTCGTTGTATTTTGCTTCTTCTACTTCAAATACTTCATCAATTCGTTTTTGATATTTCGTTAATTGAGACTTGATTGATTTTGCACTTTCAACACTAGCCTCATCTGCCGTGATTACGAGTTTGTCAGCACCCTCAAGCATTGCTTCAAGAGTACCGTAAACCACTTCATAATTTTTCACTTCAGGATAACCTGTTAAGTCGTAATTAATTTCTAATCTTTCTAATACTGCTAATTCATTTGTTAATCCCATGATTTTCGTACTCCTTTGCTTTGTTCATCTTTAATTTGTTCTTCTTGATGTATTTCTTCTTTTTTATTAGATTTCATGTCATAACAAGCTTTTAAATACTGTAATAATGTAAATGGTGGAATATCAGAAATTTTACTTACATTGTTCTGTTCACAAATGTATTTTTTAAGTTTTCCAACATTGGCACCAATTTTTTCAAATTTAACCCAATATTCTTCTATCAATTTTATTGCATCATCTTGTTTCGTTTGTTGTGCTTTAGGTTGTTGTTTTTGTTGCTGTTTAACTTGTGGTTTCACTTGTCGTTCCACTTGTCGAGTTAATCCTGAAGCCTCGTTACCGTCGTCATCTTCTTCTGAAGCAATTCCAAAAATTGAGCTTAACGAGTATCTTCTCGCATAAGTAATGGCACTTCCTGTAGCTTGTGGTTTACTGTTTTCTGGTCTAATTGGTAATGGTGGAAATTCCATATACTCCCCTGAAGAATGCATCACAACTGTACACAAGCCTAAATCTCCATTTTCATTCACTTGAGTATATTGCATAAATGAAATACCCAATGGCGAACCTGTTTCTGTTACTGTTTTAACCACACTTTCAAGTGGAACATATTTACTTTTGAAATATGGATTATCAGCATCTTTTTGCGGTTGCTTCACTACTTTTTGAAATTCTGCCATTGCTTTTGATAAATTTTGAATACTGTCTGATTTTTTTAACATATTTATTCCCCCGCTGTCATTAGTACTGTTGCTAATACTTCTTTTGCATATTGTTCCAAATCGTCTTCTAATACATAATCCCCGTCGCATTCGTAATATCTATCTCCATAATAGATTTCATTACCATTCCAGTCGTAACCAAATACTTGTGGCTCATCTTGTTCTAAATAGTGATTGTGTTGTTGTTCAAATGTTGTATACATGTTATAATCTCCTTATAAATTCTTTATATTTATATTTTTATTTCTTAGTCGACAATTGCAGTTGTCGGCTTTTTTGTTTTACTTGGATATCCAAGCTCTTTTAACAATTCTTGAATACTTTCCATAATTTCCCATGAAGAATGTGGCTTTAGGTACTCTGTTAATAATTCATCAATCTTTTTCATTTTTTCTGGAATAGTCACTTAACTTCTTCCTTTCTCATCTTTCACCAACGAACTGACCAGTTTTGATTAATTCCAATTTCAAATCATGTTGATGAGATGCACCAATCAGAATTGCCATGAATAGAAATTCAATCACTAGAAACATTGCTAGATACGCAAACATTTGTGCAAATCTTATTAAGAACCATTTGTTGAAATTGTTAAATTTTTGTCTTCTATACTCTTTTCTAGTCATTTCCTTATCCTCCATTTCTACCTGTTTCTTGTATAATTTTTTGTACTCTTAATTCACTCTCTAGATTGTTTACTTGCTTTTGTAATTTACTATTATTGTCCAATAACTGATAAATCATGAAATACGATGAAATTAGCGATACTGATAAAATTAAAATCGCAAAACTTTTAACTTTTTCCATTTGCTTCCCCCTTGATTTTTAACCGTTCCGTCTCACTGGCTGGTTATTTTGCATTTTTTAAATATTCATTCACTTGTTTTAAACTATAGTAAGTACGATTTCCTCGTTTGATTTTCGGGAAGTCTCTCCTATCTAAAAAATGTTTTCGACAAGTGGATAATTGTTTGTAAGCTGGAAAACATTTTTTCCAAACTTGCTCTGCAGATAGGATTTCATCATTGTTTTTGATTTCTTCTACTACTGATTGATGAACCTTATCGAATAACTTATCCACTAATTGATTGGCTATATTGTCGTATAGCTCGCTACTTTCAATTGTTATGTTCATTGTTACACCTCCTTTGTTTATTTTTATTGCACTATTACAAGTTTCGGTGTTTTAATCTTTATGCATTTTTTAGTAATCGTTAGGCTAGATTTTCCGATAACGAATGTACGGTTAATTACTGACTTCTTTTTCATAGTTTTACTTCTCTCTTTCATATTGTTGTAAACCTCTTTCAAGCCTATAATTGTGTTGGGGAAAGGAGGTGTATTTAGATGGGTGTTACTAAAGAACAATTGGAATCCATAATCATGGATAAAAGCGACAAAATTCGTCGTGCTCTTTTAGAAGAATTCAAGCAAAAATGTAATTTGAATGATCCGGAAGCTGATGGAGATTATCTATTCCGCGAATTTTGCTTTACATTTCCAGTTGAATTTTCAAAAAATCTGATTTACAGTGTCTTGTCTGAAGTATTAGATATTGAGTAGTGGTCTATTTGCTTGTTGAGCATCGTTTATACCTTTTAATAGCCACTGATTATCAGTTATCGGCACTTTACCAATATCAACGTTTCCAGATTCTATTTTCGAGCTTTCAACAACGATTCCATCGTTTGTGAATCTAAATGAAATATCAATTGTGACATCTAGCTTTTGGTTAGGTGTCTTTTTTTCTTCTGTTTCCATTCCACTTCCTACTTTCTATACATTTAGTGTACCTATTCTACACTTGAAGTGTAGTTGTTGTTAAAAAAAATAAGGTTATCAATAGAGATACCTACAATCGAACTAAATTTTAGAGCCATATCAATTCGCATAGAAGCTTTATATTTTTCATATTTTGCATAAGTATTTCGATTAATCCCTAATTTTTTAGCTAATTGTTCTTGAGATAATCCTGTTTTAGCTCTAGCCATCTCAAGTGTAATTCCGTTCATTAATCCACCTCTTTTCTTTTTTATGAGATTTCTCATCCCCACGAATATATAATACTACACTTCAAGTGTAGTTGCAAGCATTTTTTTGCATTTTGTTCAAAAAAATTTACATTTCTACATTTTAAGTGTATAATAATAGTAAATTAAAGGAGGTTATAAACCATGGCTAAGCTAGGAGAAAATATTAAAAAGAATCGTATACGTTTGAAAATGACACAAGCAGACCTCGCTGATGCGTTAGGTGTATTTTCTACTACTGTATCAGCATGGGAAGTTGGAAGAAACAAACCTTTAATAGACAAAATAGAAATGATGGCACAGATTTTTAATGTAAAAAAATCTGAGTTACTTGGAGAAACTTTAGAAGATACTACTCCAGAATTAACAAAAAGAGATGAACAAAATATTCAAAAAGATATAGAAACATTGATTCAACAACTAGATGATGGATTATATTCTAAAGATACTGCTGAATATGATGAAGAAACAAGACAATTATTAATTGCATCATTAGAACAAGCAGCAAGAATTGCAAAACTTGCAGCAAAAGAAAAATTTACGCCAAAAAAATATAAACAATAAAGGAGTAATGCTTATTGAATTATATTGAGAAAAAAGTGTTATCGTTAGTAAAGAAGTTTAATCAACGTGACCCATTTATTCTCGCAAAAAAACTAGGCATTGAAATAATAGAGAATGATTTGGGAGAGGTGTTTGGGTACTACACACAAATCAATCGAATTAAATGTATTTTAATCAATTCAAAATTATCTGAATCAGAAAAACGTTTTGTGGTTGCTCACGAGCTAGGTCATGCAATCTTACATTCTAAGATTACTACTCCATGCTTAATGCACCTTAAAAACATTAACGAGATTAAAATCGAGTGTGAAGCGAATAAATTCGCTGTTCAACTATTAATGGATGGGAGCCATAAAGATTACTATATAGAAGATAAATTTAAGATTATGGAATATTATGGTATTCCATTTGAAATGGAAAGATATTTAGATTAGTAAAAAGGTGGTTACTAATATGAGTACGATAGGAAAAGCCATTCAAAGATTAAGGAAAAGTCAAGGACTAACTCAAATTCAATTGAGTAAATTGACAGGATTCAATCAAAATACCATTTCTAATCACGAACGAGGAAATCGTTCTGTAGATGAAATAGATATCAATATCTATGCAAAAGCGTTGGGAGTATCTCCTAAAGACTTGTTCGCATCATATCACGATGGGATTGAATTAGCACAATATATCGGTAGCAGAATCAAATACTATCGTAAATTAAACAAAATGAATCAAGATGAGTTAGCAATAGTATTGAATACCACAAAGCAAAGTATCAGCAGATACGAAAAAGGTATACGTAAAGCTAGTCAAGATGTTTTATTTCAAATGTGCGATGTATTCAATGTAACTATAGATGATTTTTTCCCTAACAAAAAAGATGATAGTAATAAAACATTAGATTATTTAATGGTCGTTTTAAAAACATTAAATGCAGATAGACAATCCAAAGTATACGATTTTGCGATGAAGCAGTTAAAAGAACAGAATGATACCATAGTATATTAAAAATTAGAAAAATTGGAAAGCAAGAGTTTAACTTATATGAAAAAGAATTTTTTTGCGAACAATCTTAAATATTTAAGAACTAAAAAAGGATTAGAACAAAAAGATATTTCAGATTTTTTAGGTTTGAAATCTCCAACTTCCGTAACTAACTGGGAAAAAGGCACTAATTTAGCAAGAGCCGGTCATTTATCAAAATTAGCATCATTTTTTGCTGTTTCTTTACACGATTTAATGGAAAAAGATTTATCATCAGTAGATGATTCTCACAATATTACAATACTTTATGACCAATTAAATCCAGCTAGAAAAGCTAGAGTATACGATTTTGTAATGGAACAGTTAAAAAAACAGAATCATGAAATGTAATATCCAACTTTTTGAATATTTTTTCGCTTGACTTCAATATCAACTTTATAAGAAACCGTTGATATGACGCTATTTATAACGATAATTAATCGCTTGATTTTCGAGTGATGATTAAATATTTTGTGAATTAGGTGTCCTTTATCTATCAAACATTACAATGGTGTTTTAACTATGTGGAAAGGAGGAATATGTACATGAGTATAAAAAAGAATATCTTATTTTATAAGTTAAATCTTAAATTAAACCCTCAAATAAATATGTTCGATCAAGATGCTGATTTAAAAAAGAAAGTTAAATCATTTAAAGACTATCACACTGCTGATGAATTGCGTTATGTTCACTCTTCAAATAAGTATATTGTAGATATTATAGATATTAATGAAGAATACCTATTTGCTAGTTATGGAAAGTTAAATGATTATAACAAGAGTCGCTTTATTCGAGTAAGAGATAAGGAAAAACTTACTCCACAAGAATATCATGATTATATAGAAATGTTCACTTATTTCTATATTGACTTCAACACCAATAAAATAGTCATAATTAATAGTCAACACTGCAAAGGTTTCAAAAAGAATGTTGCTGAATTTCTAATAAATCATTTTAAATTATCTAACATTTATGAAACTGTTGAAGTTGTATCAACTTTAAATGAAAATATTTCTGAAGTAATTGATAAAACGAAGGCTGTACAATCTGTTGATATTAAATACCATTCAAATCAATTTCCGAAGAATGAATTTCGTTCTCTTCCTGATTTGTCAACAGAAGATGAACAATGTATAAAATCAGCACATTTAACAATAACATTCACTCCTGTGCCATCTAGTAAATCTTTTGTGCGTAATTTGATAGGTTCAGTTCGTAAAAAGAAAGATTTATATCAATCTGTGGGAATTTCTACCAGTGATGGAGAAATAGAAGTTTTAGAAAAAACTATAACAAAAAAAGTCACCCACGAATTTAACGAAGGTGACTTTAGTGAAAGTGAAATTTTAAAGATTTTAAGAAGATATATTAACTCTTATTAATAAATTTTGACATACCATAAAGTTTCACGGTAGCTATTACAGTTTCAGTAATAATTATTATAAAAAGGTATAAGCTATATTCATGATATTTTAACAATCCTGAAATTAGCAATAATAGTGAACTAATAATTCCACACGCTAATGTCAAAAATACAATTTGGGTATGCTTATATCTTTGTAATAATGCTAATTTTTCTGAACTTGGGAATGCTACAAGGATACCCATTAGAGTTAAGAAAACACCAAAAAATGTTAAGCTTACTTCTATCGAATGTTCTTGCAACCCTTCAGTAGGAATACAATTAGCAAAACGACTTATGAGGAGAATTAATAATGATGGGATAATAATATAAATGTGGATATTAAATTTTTCATAAATCCATCTACAACACCATGTCATATTATCACTCCTCCTATCATTTGTTAATTATAGAATATCTATAAATAACTGTAAATACGAACAAAAGATTAAATTAAAAATATAAAACAAAAGCCCATTAGGGCTTTTTCTAGAAATTTAAACGAACATACGTTCTTCGAAGGAGGTGTTGCCCTACCCTTTCAGCCAAAATCGTCTCACTGGTTGGTTAAAAGAAAGGAAATATAAATATGAAAAATAGAAAACCAACAAAATACGCCGGAATTTTTAGTTACGAGAGCAAAGGAATGAAGCTTTACGGACTGAAATTCTCGCACAAAGGAACGCAAGTTCAAAAACAAGGATATACTAGTTTAGCTACAGCTAGACAAGCTAGAGCAGAAATCTCAACAGCCATTGAAACTGGTGAGTATTTCAAGAAAGAATATACACTAGATGAGTATTTTGAGATATACTCTAATCTAAAAATTAAAAGTGGTAAATGGAATAAGACAAGTGAAAACATTTACTGCAAAAATTACTCTATCATAAGCAATAAATTTGGGAAAAAGAAATTAGAAGATATATCTAGAAATGATATTCAATTATTTAATATTGAATTAGGTACAAAGTATAGAAATAATAGCATAAGAGTTGTTTTAAGTTTATTATCTAGCATATTAGAACACGCTTATCAAAATGAAATATTATCTAGAAATCGTGCTAAAGGAATTGAAGCAGTTCAAAACGATAAACCAAAATTTAGCAAAGAATTGTCTGTAGAGGATTACAATATTATCAAAAAACATATTCATGATCATTATGATATAATAGTACAAGCTATGTTTATGTTATTATCGTATGGTTTACGTAGAGGTGAAGTTTTAGCAATACGATTATCTGCTATTGAGTTTCAAAAATCTGTAACAAAAATCCATATCGATAAAAGTAGAACGAGATTTTACCAAAATGGCAAGAATACAAAAACTGGAAATGAAAGAGATATTTTTATCAGTTTAGAAGATACTGAATTATTAAAAAAAGCAATTAAATTAAGCAAAGAAAGATACATGGCAAATAAAAGCGCAAAATTTTCAGACGATTCATTTATTTTTGTTGATGAAAACGGTGAACTGTTTTATGTAGAAAAAATGAATAGTGTTTTCAAAATTACTAAAAGAAGAACGGGAATTAATATCTCTCCTCATATATTGAGACATTTTTTTGCAACTCAAGCACAATCTTCTAATATCAATCCTAGATTAGTAGCTAATTTTTTAGGTCATCAGAATCTTGCAATGACAGACCATTATACTCATGCTACAGACGATGGTGGAATTTTAGTGATGGAAAAAGTCAACCAAAAAATCAACTAGTAAATTTAATTTAAAAACTATATAATACAATGTTGTTTTTTTACTATATGTATCAATCAGATATAGATTAGTGTTTTTTACATTGTGTTTAGATATGTATAAAACATGCTTCCGCATATATATACGAAAAAAAGTCGATAAGAAAAACCGTTGATAAATCAACGATTTTAGATACAATAAGTAAACAGTCAACCATAAAATCAACCAGTAAGACAAAAAAAGGTGCTATTTTTAGTAGCACCTTTTTTAATTAATTATTCAAAATGTATAGAGCCAGATTCATCTACTAGAATATTAGCTTTTTCTAACATTGCTCCATTAGTGTCGAAATAGTACCAAGTTCCATCGATATTTCTACATTCACGACTAATCATATCGCCATTAGAAACTTCGCAATAGTACCATTTATCAAAATATTTAATCCAACCTGTCTTCATCTCTCCAGTATTCTCAAAGAAATACCATTTATCATTGATAAATTGCCAACCCGTTGCCATGAAGCCACCTTTTTTTAACCAATACCAGTAGCCATCAGCATTCTTATACCATGTATTTTCTAAAATATAACCATTGCTATTAAATCGGAAATAACTTCCATCAATTTGTTCCCATGTATCTTTTGGATAAGATCCATCTTCATATTGATACCACCAACCTGTTTCATCTTTCTTCCAACCAGTGGAATTTTGAGCAGTATCGCTATCTGCTGAATAATTTGGTCGAATATACCCAACCATATTAGTATACGGTCTAGTACGATATCTAGCAGGTCCACCTACTTCTAAATAATCGCTATTTCCGTCTACATTCTGCTCAATTGTATTTAAAGTATATCCATCCGAATCTTCAATCACAATACCAGTGTGCCCGTAAGGCGAACCCGGAACCGACATCACAAATATATCTCCTGCTTGAGCAATCACTCCAGGACCCTCATAGATAACCTCAATTCCATTTGCTTGAGCCACATCTAGTAAATCAATAGCATTACCATTCAATACTATACCAGTCGCCTCATAAATAATCTTTGCAACTACATCCCAACACTGCCATCCAAAGTACCCATCAAAATTAACTCCTGTGTTATTATCTGCTAAATTTCTAGCATAATTTACTGCTTGTTTTAATGTAAACATGTTTAATCTCCTTTCAAATAAAAATAACTAGTTAATAGATATAAAAAAATCATGGAGTTTGAAATCTCCATGATTTTTAAAATTGAAATTATTCAATAATATTTATACTTTCAAAATTTCTTACATATCCTATACAATCTTGTTCTAAAAGTGTTTCGATTGAGATATACATCGGAAAAGCTATATCATCAGTTGATATCTCATAATTCTCAGGTCTTGCTTTAAGATTTACCAATTGGAAACCTAGAGATTCATAAAAGCGTACACTATCATCTACTGATTCTAAATAAATGATCTCACTTCCTGTGTAGTACGAGATGACTGAAACACTTCTAAAAACCTCTTGCATTAACAAGCTCCCATACCCTTTTCTTTGGTATTCTTTGTCAATTGCAAAATAAGCTAAATTGACATAGGGTCGTTTATGCAACGTTTGTGTTTCCACATTCTCTACATCAAAACTACCTACTGTCAACGTATAAAATCCCACTATATCTTTCTCATTTCTAAGAACAAATGTTTTAGCAGTGTTAGATGAATCTTTATTTGTAGCTTCGTATATGAAATACTCATTTATATGTTTATGACCACAATCAAAACTTGCTAACTCACCATCCCTTAAAATCATACAAGTGATAGGAATCAATTGTAACATTGTTTATTTTCCTTATCGAAATGATGAATTTTTTCTCCTTTAGGAGCCCTATTCTCAATCGTACGTTTAATATCCACTGCCCTGTTCGGAGTCCCCATTCGATGTATAAGATCACGAAATTCTTTTTCGTTCTGTGTTTGAATTCTAGCATTCATCACAATACCTACCATAATTATACAACTCCTCTTGTTTTTACTTTTTAATCATTGTACAAGAAATCGTAAGCTTATTCAATACGGTTTTTAAAATTCAGTCTGTTTTAATTGATTAAATCCGTTCACAACAGATTCAATTAATACTTTTTGTGAAGCATCATCTAAATAAATGCCAGCTTTATTCAACTCTGCCGTTAATCGTTCGCTAGCCGCTTGAAACTTATCTGCACCTTCGACGTCTTTGAAAATTTGTTCTACAGCATTCACCACTGTATGCGTAATTGATTTTGCAAGTTCATAATTTTTCGCATCAGCTTTCACTTTCACTTCATCCATTTTCGTTTGAATAAATTTTTGAAGTCCTGTAAAAGCCAAACCGATTACTACTACTAAAATACTGATAACTCCATTTAATACTGCTGTTTGTAATTGTTCCATAAATTTATACCTGCTTTCCAATTTAATTTCTAATTTCTAATTTTAAGAATAATTCGTGTAAATCATGTATTTCACCATTGCCATCAAGCATTTCATAAGCTTCAAACAATTTACCGACTTCTCGAACCTCGTCAATCGTTGTCCACCCTCTTTTAATAGCTTGTGACATTATGTTATACAATTTAAATCTTGCTATCTTTTGAATCCCTATTCTGTTTTCTGTCCCGATACAATTCGTTTCTTTAACATATCCTTGAATTTCTTTAATTTTGTCTCCCATTGTATCGAGACGTTTCATAATATCTTCAACATTTCTCTTCGATTGAGATGTGATTTTTGCAGTAATAATACTGACGATACCTCCAATTGTAGCAATCACAATAGTATCTGATATCCAAGGTGCAATCAACGTTCCATTACCTCAATAGCTGTAGCGAGAGTATTGATTTCTTGTTGTTTGAGATTTACACTTCGACTTTTGAGTTCCATTTCGTTTTGAATATTTTGAACTTGAGCGTCTAATTTCGATTTCTCAATTGATTGATTATACAATTCTTGTCTAACGCTCTCCACTTCCGTCTCTAATTGTGCTTTCTTACTTTTAGCTTGTTCTAAATTCATATCGATTACTTCCTTTCTTAAATTAAATTTTAAATGATACATTATCGAAGTTAAGCCAATTAATATCAACTCCAGATTTAATCGTTACGTTTCCATTATTTACAATAGATATAACTGCATTGCCATAATTGTTGTTTAATGCCGAAGCATACAATTGTACTTTGGGTCTACATTCTGCAGGAAGGTTAAATATAACAGTATTTTCATTCGTTCTACCTTTACGAGCAGAACCTCTCAAATAAACGACTCCATCTTTCGTTTTAGAGTATTGAACTCTGGCATATTCTGGATGATGTTGCCATCCGTTTTGGAAGGAAACATCTCTCCAACCTATTTCTTGCTGCGAACTGCTTGGTTCAAATTTAACCCAAGGTTGCCAACCAGAATTCACGCTTCTCCGCATATACATCACATCTGTAATCTGTGGGGTGAAAATTTGAAGAATATAACGGGCATCGGTAACGTGTGTATTAACTTGTAAATATCCATGTCTTTGAAGCGAATTTAATTCTGTAGGTAAATCACTCATATCTCTAACATGATAAAGACCAGTTTTTATCATGTTATTAGCTGAGCCTGCTAACCCGATTGATTTACCATTTGGCTGAGTTAATCGACCAACTTGAACTAATTCACCATTTGAATAGATATCACCACGAACATCGAGCGTTCCTCTTTCTCGTATTTTGCCAATACCAATCCCGTCTGGGGTATAATTAACAACTACTTGTTCCGGACCTACCAAAGGAGCCCTAAATCGTACACTAGTAAATGAATCTGACAAAACGCCCTCCACAATCCATGATTTATCAGCTGCAAACGAGCCGCTTAGATCTGCATTCGAATTGGTTAGTGAGTTTAATACTCTTGAATTCACTCCTGCACCAGAATTATCTGATAGGTAACCATTGTTTGCGGGGCTAGTCTGGAATTTTAATACCAAATTATTTTTTTGCACTCCATTAATTGAAATTGGTGCGATTTGACAATTACGTCTGACTGTAATGCTCTGCAAATCTCTACCAGATCTGAATGCCTCAAACGATAATGTAGGCGCAAAATACTGTACTACTTTAATGTTAGTCGTAACAATATTTGACTTAAGTCCTCGACTGTCGGTAATGTACGCTTGAACTTGAAAGTCACCAAACTTTTTTAAAAATTGAAATGAGCCATCGTTTTTTGAAACGACATTATTTTGTCCAACCACTTCAGCATGATATGACTGTACTTTAGAACCGTACGTTCCAATCGCACCAATAAATTTACAAGTAACCTCCGATAGAGTTTGCAAGAACGTATTTGATCCAACAATATTCTGAGTTGCTCTATTCTTATCTGCTAATTCAATTGTTCTTAAATAAGGTTTGGCATCATCTGGTAGAGCAATACTGTATCCATAATTGTACACATCACTACCAATTTGCTGAGTTCCATCATAAGTTCGTACACAAATATCTAACATTCCATTAGTAGCATTGATATTCTTATTCGCCAGTGTTTTAGGAGGGGTAAATGATACTGTATTTCCCAAGTTTTTACCAACCTCTATCCAATCTGAATTCCAAGCTCGGTACCACACTTGATGAGTAAATGAAGATACTTTTCTATCGATATTCACTGTTACTGCAGAACCTAATTTTCTTCCATTACTCACTGATGCCACTTTCGACATTCTTGGAATAGTCTCAAATGTTTGAGTAATGCTAGTACTAACAGCGCCTAATCTTAAAGAGCCATAATTGATACCCGATGTCGAACCACTCCACAATTCAATTGTTCGAGTAGCTTGCCCATCAGCGTCGTGATAAAAAGTAAAATCAACACTTCCAATGTTTTGAAAACTCCCGTTTATCGATAATCTTTCAAAATAAATATATTTAGATTCTGAACCTAATCGAATACCAATATACGCACCGTACGTGTTGCCGAACTCGATGCTAGAACCTGCATCGATTCCAATTCCGACATTGACTCGTACTGTTCGAGTATTTTTGATGCGATCAGAAGATATAGATGTCACTGTGTAATTTAAATATGCATGCCAGTTTCCATCAAAATATTTATATGCCATTTTACACCTCCTATCCTATGGTCCTACATACCTAATGACATTGTATTTTGGATTAACAACATACTGAGATTCAACATAGTATCCAATTTGAATACTCTTAGTGAACACCCCGTTGTCGATATGAATGACCCCTTGAGAGATACTCATCACTTCTTTACCGCCCGACATCATTGAGATTCGGTTATCAGATACTAGAATAGAGCTGTCACCTTGTGGATTTCCAATGGAGAGCCCTTCATTCCCGAATTTCATGTTCCTGTCAATTGCGTTCCAAGCTGCAGTCATAGAACCTAAATCTTGTTGAACACCAACCATTCGTTCGGATAACGAAACTAAATCGATTTGAGCTTGTTGTTTTTCTTCTTCATTTGCTTTAACAAAAGCTTCATATTTTGCTTGCCAATCCAATACAGTATCCATTGTTGCTTTAGCTTGTAACTCTTGCATCATAATCAATTGTTGGTCTTGAAGATGTTTTAATTGTTCTTCAGTAATGCCTTTATCGGCTTTAGCTTCAATTCTTTGCTCAATTTTTTTTATAGGTTGAGTAAAATCATCTACACTTGATACGTCAAAAAAAATTTTCCCATCTCGAACTTCAAGAATTGGCTTACTTCCATTCGTGATGGAGATTCTATTTAAGTCGAGTGAACCCGCTACGATTTGACGTGCATTAATTTCTAATGATTGAACCAATCCAGCACTCAGCTTCTTAGCGATGACCTCATCGGTTGTAAGGGTATCGATAATTTTATTTAAATCTGCAGTGTCCACCTTACGTATCCATTGCCCATCTACACGTTCATACATAATCGCATAACCACCACTAGGCTTCATCCATTTATCGCCCTCTTTTGGATTCAACGGCTCAGCCTCATCCAAATACAAGCGACCTATCTTGGTCGTAAGGCTCTCGATATAGTCAAGTTTCTCTTGAACGGGTCCTCGATATTTGTATTGTGATTGAGATTGTCCCGATTCTTTTGCATTTGTCTTCGAGCTCAATCCACCATCGAATATAATGTGATGTGAGAACACAGGAATGTCGAATCTTGTATTCTCCTCGCCCCAATAGACAGATATCCAGTCGCCTGGTTCGGTATCGATATCTCCCCTCCACGTTAATTCATACGGATAGAAACTTAAATCTCGATACTTGTTATATAATCTATCAAGCAATTGTTGAGTCATCCACGGATTTTTGAACACCATCTTGTTACCAGAGCGATTCCCAGATACAATCTTTGCCTTATCGACAGTACACTCAATAGAGCCAAGTTTGTACTTGATTTCGTCTCGTATCAAACCAGTTGTCCCATATTGACTTCTATTAATTTGTTTTGTTGTAGGCTTCAAATCGATAAAATCTAGCTTACCATCACGATTGAATCGTGCGAATGTACCATTCAATTGAGCTAGATACATGATGGCATCTCGGAATGTTGTCTTTCCTAATTTAGCCTTAATAGACACATTTGGAAGATTGATAGCATCACTGACAGAAATCCCTGTCATCATCACGATTTCTTGGAAAATCTCTCGTGTTCCTGTTGGATATGAAAGCTTACTTTCGTACGGTCCAAGTAACCTCACAAATTCATCTTGAAGCTTTAATTTTGTAATCTTTGAATTACGGTCGAGCTTGATTTCGGTCACAAAAAAACGACCAAGAGGCAACATTGCCACTTGACCGTTTAATGTTTGAACACCGATGCTCGATGTCGATGGCATCATCTCCTCAATCCCTTCAACTATCTGATTCAATTCGACAGAAAGAGAATTAATAAATGTGCCACCAGGGACGAATGATGAACCTCCAGAGATGGAAGCATCATATTCTATTTTCTTAAGATGTGACTGATCATAAGTCCGACCGTTTAGTGTGAATGAAGCGTGAATCACTCGAACATCAGACGTAATCGCACTTCGATACTCTTGAGTTGTTTCTAGCATTTCATCACCCCTATTGTTCAATAAACGACGTAGATATGTCGTTATAATACGTTATTCCATCGCTCATAGTACCAAGACAGTTACCAGTTATTGTCGTGCGATACCCTCGCATTATTTCGCCATTAATAGACATGTTCACAAAACCGTTTGGTATTTGACGAATAACGGTAAATTCCTCTTTTGTTAAGATACCCCAACTAACTTGAAATGTTCGTTTAGTAGCTATGACATCACCACTCATTTGACCGTTAGCACTACGTCCAGTACCTGAACTCCAAATTGTTTCGTCACTACTACTTATAGAGACTGGAGATGCAAGAGCAACTCCATTAACAACAATTTCACTCATTGATTGCACCTCCTAAAAATCTAATAGCGGTTGATTCGTTCGTTGCTGGATATCATTAGCAATATCAAACACTTTTCGAACCAACGGCTCACCGTCAATATTTAAGTTCATTGAACCCATTAAAGAAATAATTTGTCGTAATAACATTACTACTTCTGCACTATTACTTGAATCTTTAGATAATCTTGCTGCTTCTCTAGCCATTGCTAACATCTTATTCTCTGGAGCTACAATTTCTCCATAATGTTTATTATCCCCAATCATTGCTAATTGTGGAGTATTTGCTTTTACAAATCCCCCTTGCGCAAGCATTGGGATTTGAGGTGTGCTGATGCTACCAATCCAAGAGAATGGGCTCACACCCATTACGCTGATTCCACGAATCCCAGCAAGGATTCCATTGATTCCGTCGAATGGAATTGTAATAACTCGGTTAATCCCCCCGATAATCCCATTGACTACGGTTTTAAACGTTCCAAGAATCCCATCAGTTATTCCCATAAAGATTCGTCCACCGGTAGAAAAGACATCTCGAACTCCTGCCCATGCTTTAGAGAAGATATTGCTGAACCAATTTGGAATGGTTGAGAATATGCTCGTAATCGTGTTCCAAGCACCTTGGAAGATACCTCTGAAGAACTCGGATACACCAGCAAATACCGCCTTGATACCGCCCCAAATTCCACTGAACCACGAACCTGCAACACTAAACACGTTCACGATATTAGACCATGCGTTCTTAAACATCGTTCCGAACCACGATGCCACATTTGAAAGTGCATTGATAACATCATTCCATCTATCCTTGAACCATTGCCCAATTCCTTTGAATATATTGACAATATTATTCCAAGCTGTTTGAAACATTGTTAAGAACCAAGTAGATACCTCGCTTAATGCACTTACTACATCGTTCCAACGATCACTGAACCATTGTCCTAGTCCACTCCAAATTAACACAACTTCGTTCCAAGCTGTTTGGAAACTTTCTGGCACAACTGTTATTAAATTGTTTGCAAAGTCACCTATGATAGCAACTCCATTACCTAATTCATCAAATAATACACTTAAGAAGTCGAATACTTCTTTTAAAGAAACAGCTATATTGATAATAGCAGTTAATAATAAACCACCTAGCTCTTCTGCAATCACACCTAGAATAGGACCTAATGCACTCATCAATAAATTATAAATAGGTTCAAGAGCTGACCACAATTTACTGATTGCTGTTACTAAGCTTTCCATTGCTCCTCCAAACGAATCAATCATTGGTTTCACGTATTGGTTATATACATCTTCGAACGCTTTCCCAAAATTCTCAAGAATTGGATTCACATGATTATTGAATCCATCGATAATCGTCCCAATCAATCCCGATATCATATCCCCCCATTGATGAATCAACGGTCCGATACTATTATCGTACACACGTTTAAACATTGAACCAACACCTTCAACACCTCTTTCGATTGTTTCAAATACTGGTGCCATATTCTTCAATGCTATGTTGATTGTTTGAGTTAGTTTAGGAGCGTTCTTAGTGACAATTGTCTCGATGGCTTGCATCACATCTCGTCCGATTTTAGAACCAATTTCTTCAATATCAGAGTAGAGACTAATGAATGCCCCTGCGATTGCTGTTCCGATTTTGATTGCTCCTTCGCTTGTCAAAATCTTATAGATTCCATCGCCTAATGATTGGACAATGTTTCCAGCTGCTTCATACATATCACCACGAGCATCCATGGATTTGATGAGAGCTTGTTTAATTTGTTCTTTGTGATTATCTAGTGCGTTCGCTATGGATTCAGTAAGGAACACACCGATTCCCACTCCCACAGAAGCGATTGAACCTACAAATTGCCCCCACATATATGCCCACTTATCAAGCATCGTATTGAACGATTGGACGACTTGTGGATCCGTGAAGATTTCTTGGAGGGTAGCTCCGATTCGCTCAAGAGCCACTTTCATTCGTTCCAACCCTTCAGAGTGGAATGCAGCATCGAATCCAGCTTTGAATTTGGCTAAGAGCTCACCAATTCGTCCAAAAAGGTCTTCGAAGAATTTCTTCAATTGATTGTCTCCTTCGGCAATCTTACCCATATCGACTTGAGAACCTTTAGGTTGAAGACCTCCTCCACCTTTACCTTTGCCTTTACCTTTACCACTACCTCCACCAGAACCTCCACCAGAGTCGTCATTTGGTTCGGATAATTTATTGATTTTATCAAAGCCCATTAAGGACCTCATTTCTTTTGCTGCCTTCTTAGCAGCACCTCCAGCCTTGTCAGCGGCTCCACCAGCGTCATCTACAGCATTAGCCATGTCGCCAGCACCACCACCAGCTCCTTGCATATTTTCCGCAAGGTTTCCAACAGCATCGGCGGTCTCTTGTATTCCACTTCCTGCTTGTGATTTCTTACCTGTCAAGAGTTCTGTTAGAGCCCTAAATGCGTTCCCAACCGTTAACAATTTACTAAGTAAGAAGTTTAAAACTTGAATCACTGGACTGAACAAGTTAATCAGCCCTTGTCCTATCGATGCCATGAAAGATTGGAATTGCAATTTCATGATTCGTACTTGGTTTGCCCAAGAATCACTTGTTCTTGCAAAGTCACCACTCGCAAGAGCTAACTGACTTTGAACAAATGCGAATCTGAGAGCTACTTTTTCAGCCTCACTCATTTCTGCGGTAGTTTTTCCGAATCCATTTGCCATCGCATAAGAATCAAGAGCTGTCTGAGTCATTACTACACCTAAATCTTTCAAGGTTTCAGTTTCCCCTGTAAATACAGATTTTAGTTTGGTATACGCCTCATCTTGACTAATGTTATAAAAAGATGCCACATCGCCAGCTAAGCTTGTTAATGCTGTTGCCATCTCATAGGATTGTTGCTCGCTAAACCCAAAAGCCTTGGACATCGCACCGAAAGTCCCTGTATAACGTTTAGCCATTGTTTCAGAAAGTCCAGATGCATACATTGCATTTTTAGCGAATTCGTCAACTTGCTTCGACATTTTCGGGAATGCCACATCGACCACGTTCTGAACCTCATTCAAGTCGGAACCGAGCTTGATTGCCTCAGAGCCAAAATCAATGAGCTTTTTGACCGCAAACGCACCAGCGAGCATCTTAGCAAATCCCATTACTTTTGATTGGATTCCATTTAATTGATTGGTAAATCCTTGTTGATTAACCACCAACCCTAATTCAACATCACCTATTTTAGTTGCCATTTATCCACCCCCTTATTACCATTCTGAAAATGCTTTTTGAAGTTCTTTCAATACTTCGTCAAGCTCCTCTTGTGTTCTTTGTTTGGCTCGTTTATTTCTCCATTCGTTTCGTATTTTATGTTGTCCTGGAGAAAACGATTCAAGCATTTTCGAATCCTCTTCACTTCGAATCTGTATGATCCGACCTAAAGGAGTTTCTGAAGAAAGACCAGAAACTAAAGCTCTAAATTCTTTCCATTTCATCTGTTTAAAATCTGACGAATAAAATGAAATGCCATATTGCGTTCTGAAGGATGAGACCATTAAGTCCCAATCTTCGAAAATATCGTAATATGGCTCTGTTATTCCCCCGTTTGTTGTTCTCCAACAATTAAAGTAATCGCTCCATTTACCACAGCCATCCAATCTCGAAGATTTAAACTTAATTTCTCAATTTTGGTTCTATCTGTTTCGTTAAAAATTGCTTCATATAAGCTTTTCATTTGAGCAACAGTAGGTTCTCCGCTTATATCACTCATAACTTCCATAAGTTTTAGCGCTGTTGGAGCAGAATCATCTACTTCAATTGTGATGTTCTTAATTTTAATTTTAGGTTTCGATTCAAAATTCAATTGTTCTGTAATATCAATAATTTTAGTCATTTATTTAAACTCCTCTGCTGTTTCTTCTTTAATTAAAGGGATGCCAATTCTATTATTCTCACTTGTTAATTCATGAACTCGTTCCTCACTTAACCCTGTGATATCAAACACGTCTCCTTTTTGATATTCAATCCGAGTAACGGAATCAATGAAGTTGATTAAGACTTTATACATTCAATCCCCTCCTTTGTATAAAATAAAAAAGGGGAGATATTCTCCCCTTAACATCTTTAACCTGCTGGTGTATACTCTGGTTTACCGTTTGACATGATATCAAATGACAGTGGCGCTGCTGCTGTACTATCACCAGACATGAAATCTTTAATGTTGATAACTGCTTCTTTGAAAACTAACTTTGCTCCATCTGGGAATGTCCACTGGAAGTCTTTCTCAGCATCACGACCGTTCTTCAACGCAATAGCAGCGATCGCATCGTTACCAACATCTCCGATATGACGCTTGCCAGATACTGAAATAGTCACTGATTTTGCGGTCATTAAGCGACGTTTCCATCCTTTATGTTCGAATGGAGACCATTCTTCAACACCATTGTCGAATGATACTGAGAAGCTTTCAAGCTCCTTGATATCTGTCCAAGTAGCAGATTCTTTCGTTCCTGTGTTTACTTGGAATTGGTTTTCATAAACAGGGAATACCCCTGTGCGTTTTTCTGACATATTTCTTATTCCTCACTTTCTAATAGTTGATAATATAAATCTAATTCAATAACACGTTCATAAACATTGTTATTATCGGTTCCAACATCAATTGGTTCATTCGATAAGAGTCGAATCATTTGTATTGGAGTATCACCAATCATCACATTTCGAGCTTTTAAGATTTGGTTAAAGAGGTAATTCGCACGTTTTTCAGTTTCGTTCGCATTTTGATTGTGATGAATCAAGATACTGACCGATTTAACATCATAACTTGCCAAATCTCTCCCACCAATTGCAATTCTTGGTTCTACATTCGTCTTTCGTTGGTAGACTCCAATGCTATACATTTTCTTATTATCGAGCTTACCGATGTAATAGTTTTGAGCTGCGTGATAGGATTCCAACCAATCTCGCACTTCTGCCAATGTTATCATCCTCATACCCCCGATATTTTTTTGTATAAAGCAGCATAAGCCTTTTTGACATCCTCTTTTTTAGAACCCTCAATCCAATCATCCATCCACTTGCCCTTAGCGTGTGGATTCGTACTTGTATTGAAGTTGTACTCGGGATGAAAATACAATCTTCTTGCGTATGGAGTTGAATGTGTCAAAGATACTCGACCACTGTTCGAGTTGGTATAATCTACAGAAAATGCTTCCCCTTGTAACGTACCATCTCTAAAAGGGACTACTTGAGCTTGTACAATTTCTGTATGTAAATACTCACCCGTTTGTTCCAATGCTTGAATTTGGGCTTTTTTGAGCCTGTTGATGACTCCATAATCGAATTTAACTCGACTATTTACATGTATCATATCGAATCACTCCAATCCGATATAGGTATAGTTTACAGAGCCGTCTGGATTTCTCGATTTTCGTGTCTCCACAATCTTTCGTTCTACTCCAAATACATTTACACTGCCTCCACTCAAAGTCGCTAAATTTGGTGCTATATCGCCACAAAACAAAGCTGAACCAGTTAACTTAACAATCTTTTGTTGTTCAGTTAATACGGTAACGACTTTATCTTGATAATTGCACTTTAAATCTGCTTCAAAAACTTTGATTGGTTCTCCATCTTTAGAAATTTCCTCAGATGTTACAATTACATGAATTGGTGTCTTACAAAATTGAGGTAATACTAAGTTTGGAAAGTGCATCAAATCACCCTCCTTGTTAGTCCGCTTTGATTCAACAATTCAAATGTGCTTCGCTTCATTGCGATTCCATTCATTGTGACTACATTCCAAGAATCACCAAAGTTCATCGACACTCCATTGATTGAGTACGATGAAAGAGCGGTCTCGATTAAGTCTTTGTTTTCAATCATGAAGTCAGCCATTTGGCAACACACCTCACGAACGACCGATTGTTGGAATGGAGTGAGATTATCAAACCCCATCCCCACAATACGGTTGAATGTTAGTGTGTCTATATGCTGACTTGCTGTCTTTAAGATGCGATTGAGATTTTCTGAATTGTGAGTTCCAAGATATTCGTTCTTATAGAACACTTCATCAGCATATATCATGATTACTCACCCTTTTTCTTTTTCGATAATTGTTCGATTTCAGCTTTTAATTTTTCGATTTCGTCAAGAGCTGCGTTGTAAACCGCACCACTAACAGAAGCTTTCACACCACGAGCGTGAAGTTCATGTTCGCTGTTGAAGATATCGAAGCCTTGTTTTCGATAGTATTCAATCTCTAATTCTGAGATTGTATACACCTTGTTATCTCTTTCTGCTGTATACATTCAAATTCCTCCTAGATTACGCTTGAGCGTTGATGAAGATACCATTTGCACGATTCTTGACAAGGAATGCATCCATGTAGAAGCGTGATTGTAGTAAGTAGTTGTCAGCTGTTCTTGAGTCTGAACCTGGTTCAAATACGTTGATGTAAGAGTATTTGTCACGAGCGATAACAGCTGTTGGATGAACTAGGATGAAGTTGATTTGTTTAGCATCCTCAGCAGGAACGCATCCTTCTGTGAAGTTGAATTTTGATTTCAAGCGAGCAGATTGAACCACAATGATTTTCACATCGTCTAAGTCGTGAACTGTACGCTTGATAGAGCCTTCGCCTGTCACACCCATCACACGTTGGATGTCTTTTGCTTCTTTGAATAATTTGTTCACTTTTGGAGTAACGTATAATAAACGACCAGCAGCAGGAACGCCAGCTTCGTCCATTTTCTCCATTGCTACATCAAATTGAACCAAGATGTTTTCAGCTGTTAGAGCCTCTGTTGAGATTGTTGCTCCATTTGCTGCATACGTTTCAGCTTCTTTGTAGAGTTTAGAGTATACATAGCTATCTTTTTCAGGAATCGCTTGTTCTTCTTCTAATGTGCTTTGAACATTTCCGATTGAAACGACTTTGTTTGTTTCGTCCACATCCATAGGGTCGATTACGAATTCAACTGAACGGTCATGTTCTAATTTCTTAGGCTCCCAATCATTCGTGATTGTTCCTGTGTTGAATCCTAATGAGCCACGAGTGTGGTCTTTATAACCTGACAATGTGATGCTTGGTAATTTGATTGTTTGAGCATCCATGAATTTAACTTGTTTATTTGATTGGAATAAATCATAAGATGTTAATTCCTTAGCGTATTTTTGCTCGATGATTGGAGCGAATTGTTCTGCGTATTTTAAAACCATATTATTTTCCTCTTTTCTGTTTTATTATTTGAAGACACCAAATGCTTTCATCAAGTCGTCATTTGTTGTCGATTGTTTTGCTGTCCCCGTGGATCCGACTTGTGTGAATCCTGTCGATGCTGTTGCTTCTGGTTTAAAAGCTGGAACGTCTTCCAACACTTTTGCGATTACAGCCTCGTAGTCTTCATTCTTAGAATCCAACGTGAGATTGGTTGAATCTGCCAACTTCAAAACGTATGGCAACACGTTCGAGCCCACACCTTGCTTCATTGCTGCAAGTTGCAAGTTGCTCTCGATTCTTGTTTGAAGGGTTTGAGCTTGAGCAACTCGAAGCTCTTCTTGAAGGGCGTTCACATCAGGTTGGGCGGAAGCTTTTTGACTTTTAAAGATTGAGATAGCCTGTGCCATCTCTTCCCCTGTCAAACCTTGGTTCTTGAAGTAGTTCTTCAAGACTGTATCCTCAGCGACCTTTTGCTTGCCTTCCACGATGCTCGCAATCTTGTCATAATCAATCTCTGGAGTACTCTGAGCTGGATTGTTTGAGCTTGGTTGCGATTCGCGTGCTGTTGATTCACCAGCTACGGCTGATTCATCAAATAAAAATAATTTATGTTTGAACATTTTCATGTTCCTCCTCTCAGTGTTAGGGTGTCTCCCTTTATTCAGTTTTGTACTCAGGTGTCTCCTCGTAGTTTTATGTCTTCGGACATACCAAAAAGAGCCAACCTCCGGATGGTTGACTCTCAATGATTTTATTATTTTTGAGTATAAAAAAAGCACCTAACTAATTGTTAACTGCTTTTCTTTCAATCAATAAATACGTATTCGTTTTCCTTACAATATGCTCTTATTTTCTCTGGATTGTATCCAAATTCCTCAGCAAAATAATCAACTTTATCTAAAATACATTTATCCAATTTTTTTTCGAATTCATCACTATCAGATTGCGGTCCAAAGATTACAGCTTGTGGAACAACAGGAGCAACAATAAGATATCCAAAAATATCTCCAAAAATATCTATTTTTTCTGAAACTCTAATAAAACTTGGCAATATTTCCATCATACTCCACTCCGTTCTAATATGTTTATAACGTAATTATACGCCGATGGGAATGTATTTTCAAGAAAAGATCTTCTTTCTTTATCAAACTGTGCTTCAAAAGTATGAGCGAAAAATTCACTTTCTAAATTACCTTTAATATTCCAGTAATATGTACTATGTCCATATTTACCTCTAATATGATTTTTAGTTATTCCACCGATAATATCAGATACCGAGGAAGCTTTGGGATTATTATTGATATCAATAATAATATTGTTAATATTTAAATTAATCAAGTCTTCTTCCAACTTTTTCTTAATCAAAACATCATTTTTAAATTTCCAACCTAATTTTTCATCAATCTGATGTCCTAATTCATGAAAGTAACTAGTACTAACACCACGTTCATCAGCTAGTGATGCGAATATATTCAAATATATTTTGCTATTAGCATATCTCACATCTTTTTGTTCAATAAGAGTTGCAAAAGCATTATCAGATACATCACCATATTTTAATAAAATTCTTTTTCCAATATTTGTACCACTTTCAAAAGATTTTCTAGTTTCTTTACGATACTCTTTTATGGCATTTGCATATTCCTCAGAAGAAGCAACTTTGTTGTATTCTTTAGGTAAATATTGTCTTCTTTTAAATTTTTTAGTTTCGGTTTCAAACGTATCATCTAACTCTAATCCGTTACTTGCTTCAAATAAATTAAGCTGTTCTCGATATCCTTTCACCTTATCACGCCACTCAGTAGCACGAGCACGATATGTCTCTTGGTTATCAGCATCAAGACTGTTATTCGCTAGACGATTATAGCTCTTTGATTGTCGTTTAGCGTGATTGAGCTTGTTCTCAATAAGTTGTCGTCCCTTGATAACGGGTTTTTCTTCATAGTACCTTGATTCGGGCTTTGAGCTTATGCCTTCGAAGTATGTCGAATGCTTATCTTTGCAATTAGGATGATACAATCCAGCAGCCATCGCTGAGCTCATTAGTGGGTAGGGTCCGTCTTTAGAAGTTCCACCACTCCAAACATCATCGATGAGCACCTTACCCTCGAATGGCATACATAACGGACAGGCGTTAAATCGCTTATTCAATATGACCGTTGAGATTCCCCATTCTTGCCTTTTCTGACCTTCACCCATGAGATACGCTCGTTTGCTTGCTGTTCGTACAGCCATGTCTGCGTATGAAGCAATGTTGTGTATGGCTCCATTGGAATACGTGATGCAATTGATTCCCTTTTTCAAAAAGTCGCTTGTTGCCATGTCCACAGCCTTCTCATAGGTTAGGGCTCCCGAACTTGCTGCAACTTGTGATTGGAATATGATTTTTCGATATTGGTCGTTTGTGTACCTGAGTACAGCGGTTTGAGCTGTCTTCATGTCATGCTCGACAGCGTTCATCAACGCATCCAGTCGCTTTTGATTTGCTTGGAAGAATCCAGCACTTAGTCCTTGTTCTCTATTGAGAACCAATCCTTTTTCAATTGCTTTTAATACGTTAACTTCTTCATCGCTTGCACCTTGCATCATAGCTTCAGCGATGGTCTCTCTAATCTTTTGATTCATCGATTTAAACTCAAGACCGTACTTTTTAGCTGCTTCTTGCTTAAATCGTTGTAATTCTTCAAGTTGAACCGCCTGCCACTGAGTCCATTCGAATCCCATTTCAGTTTCTTCCGCTTTATGCTTCTTGAGATTTCGAATCATGGACTCGAGCAATTCATTCTCGATTCGTTCAAATGCTCGACTAACATCATAATCCATTCGCATGCACCTTAAATCCTTGAGCCTTGTATTCCCGAATCATCTTCTTAAGATGTGTTCGAGAATCAGCTTTCAAATTCATGAGCTCAATTTGATTGTCTTTTTCAAGACCGTAGATTCCAAACTGTACATGACCGCTACTTACTTGGAGCAACGCTTTTGCTTGGTCCGTTCGCATCTTGTACGTTCGATTCATGATTCGTACTATCAAGCTCATCACCTCTTTCAATAGAGAATCCATCCAGTTCTGTGTTGATATATGGTTCTTCTACCTCGCTAATTCCTTGTTCAGCTTTCAATCTTGCTACTTCTTCAGACTTCCATTGCTCGTCCTTAGAATCGCCATAGAGCTCATCGACAGAAGCCTCAAGCGACATGATTCCACCAGTCTTCGCTTTTGCTACAGTCTCAACTTGAGACTCGAACGATGGATTTGCATATTCTCCAAAAGGAACATTAAGCTCAATCTCTTCGATAGGCTTATGCATTAGTACATTGTAGCTATTTAAGACCATCGAAACTAATCGAGGAATGAATTCTTGCAATGCTTCCACAATCGTGTTTCGAGTGTATAGAGTAGTTTTCTCTTTCTCTCGTTGAGCCTCAGCATTGTCGAGCTTCTTCACATCAATCCCAAGTGTTGATGGACTGATTAAACCTTGCAACGCTAAATCCAAAGCGGTCACGTAAGTTGCCAAATAGCTCTCATGTTGAATCATAGATTGAGTTGTTGTGATTTCATTATTCCCGTTTTCTCTCGAATCACTTTCAATCTTGATGAATCGATTGTCAAAAGTGTTCGATTTCATGATTTGCCCTGTCCATGGGTCTCGTGGAAGCAATGATTCTGGAATATATTCTTTTGTTCGTCCAGTTCTTAATGCATCCATCCATTGAGACCACGTTTCATCTAATGAGTCGAATGTGTCAGTCTTAGAATCAAAAATAGATTCTCCTCGACCTTTCGTCACATCAGATTCAAAAATACTAAACGGCACACACAGAATCACACGTTTATCGAATTCAAAATCGTTGATGTTCTGAGTGTACTCTGTTGAATGTACTTCTATTTTCTTATTATCGAGGAATAGAGCGTTCTTCACATATCCGAACCCGTATCTCTCTTGTAGCGTGTAGAATCGCTTATTCTCTTCAAATCGAGTCGAGAACACGACTTCATACAATCGTCCTCTCTTATATTCAATCTCAATTCGTTCTCCGCTTATCCATTCAATGATTGGATATTGCGAGACCGTAGAATCAAACGAGATTCTAAATGCTCCATCCCCAATCACAAGAGCATCTTTAACAGCTTCTTTAATTTGCTTTTCGAAGTTGTTATCTTCAGCAATGGATTCCCACAGGTCTTGATGTTTTGCATCCTTGAATTCTAAATCGTTTAGGTCATAAAGTACGACATCTCTTAACTTCTTAACGATTATGCCAGGAAGTCCTGTGTGTATCTTTCTAATTTCTTGTCCTTGAGTCGACTGTGCTCCCCAAAAACTGAATCGTGTTGATGATAATTGAGAATATAGTTGTTGTAACTCGTATGACTTGCCACGATACCAAATCCGATTCTTAGCAGCGTTATCCGCGAATGTCATCTCTTCTTGGATTACGATAGAATTCGGATGTGCTTTTTCTAATCTTAAAAAGCTCCTCATTCCATTTCTAATCATATTTACTAACCCCATTCCTTTCCCCTTTCTTTCCAATCAAATTCTTGTAAGGTAGCCACGAATATTGATTTGCATTAATTGTATGGTCGTTCTTATCTTCAGGAATCTCTTTGGTTTCTTGCCATGAATAGATATTCATTTCTTTGATGTGTTCCTTACAATGCTCCAAAATCAAATAATAACCCTGAGCAATCCAACCAATTTGCAAATTTATTCTGTCAATAATTTTCATTTTCTTGTATGCGTTAATGAAGTTGTATACCGTTCCAACTTCTCTCTTGTATTTGTTCAACTCTGTTATGGTCGCTTGGTCAGCTGAATCAATGAACACATCACGAGCAAATCCCCAATCCTGTCGATTTCGCTCCAAAAATGCAATGAACTTCACGACAGTATCTGATGGAGCTATTGGAATATTACGATCCGCATTATTGTAAACTTCTTCATCTAACGTTATTAAATGCCCATCCTCTGTTATTCCTTGGAATATCATCGCAATTGTGTCCTCACTTCGACTTGAATAAGCTGTATCGAGCCCAGCTGAGAATTTGACAAACTTAAATTCTTTTGTTTGCTCTTTATTAATAACATTTTTTTCTTGCTCGAAATTAGGGAAGACCAATCCTGTCGCTCGACCTCTAAGTCCAAGTATCTTATTCTTGTACATCTTAGTACCAACAGGAGCAGCATCAATCTTCTTTTGGATATCTTCCTTTGTCAAAGAAAGATTGTCATTGAAAGAAAAGAACCAGTACCTCCATTTTGGATTGTGTCGTTCTTTCAAGTCAGACATAATCTCACGAGGTACATCCTTCTCGTATTTCTTATAAGGGCGAGAGCGATTGATGAACTCTTTGTAAACAGGAAGGTCAGGATTGTCAGGATTGAGGGTAGCCATCATGTAGTCATTACGAGTAGATACCTCACGAACGAATTCAATGTCTGCAGTGTTCACCTCGTCGATGTACACACACCCATATTGCCCACCAAGTGCCATCTTCCATTTGTCAGCATTATCATATCCAAGTACGTAAATGATTTTGTCTTCAAATTTGATATGAGGAATCTTGTAATCTTTATCCCCGTTCCCAAAATAAAAAGCATCTCGATGAATGTCGAGTATGCCATTGTCTTGATTAATTAAATTTTTCTCAGCAACACCGACAGTCTTAGCCGCAATGATGTGGAACTTTTTCTTGCTCCTTGAGACCATACGCATGAACTTGACACCAAGCCCAACCGTAGTCTTTCCAGCGGATGTCGTGCCTTCTAAAAAATCCGCATCTACATTGTCTACTGTGTTGCAAAAATCAATGTATTTCTTCGAAAGAGGGAAGCTATTCATCGAGACCACTTCCTCCTAATTGACTCACGATGTCGTCAAATTTCGGTTTCGATGCAATTTGAGCATTGATGTCCACACGATCCGTAAATGTTCCATATCTCTTGCCTAGAAGCTCAGCCGCTCGTGTTCTTGCTTGCACGTTCGGGACCATTTCGATAACCTTTTGAGTTCCTTCACCGTCCAATACCAA